GCGTACCGAGTACAACAAGCCCCTGCTACTGGATCTGAGAGCACTGGCCCAGCACATGGACAAGGTGCTGCTGTTTACCAACATGCAGCCAGCGGTCAACGACGTGCGGCGCTTGCTGACCCGCAAGGACGTGAGCTACGCGCTTAACCGCGTTGACCCAGGCATCTACGAAGGCATGCTTATTCCTTGGCTTGGCCGCGCGGCAAAGCAGGTAGTGGAAACCCCTGTCATGGGTGACCGCGGCGTGTCGCGCATCTTGAGCCATATGCGCGCCAGCGCGGGCATGGCCCTGATGTTTGCCAACGTCAGTAACACCGTGCAGCAGATCACTGGCTTCACAACTGCAGGTATTAAGGTCAAGCCAACGCTGATGCTTTCGTCGGTGGCCAGCTTCACCGCATCGCCAAAGAAGTTCAAGCGGGCGGTTGCGGAGGCATCCCCCTACATGCGCGACCGCATGCTGAACGAGATCAGCGCTATGAACGACGTGGCCGAGCGTGTCATGCTCGATCCGAACCTGCTAGAGCGCAGCCAAGAGTGGACGCGCCGCCACGCCTACTTTCTCCAGACGGCGGTGGATAACACCATGAGCCCGATTATCTGGACGGCGGCCTACAACCAGGCGACAACCGAGGGCATGAACGACCGCGATGCTGTGCGTTTTGCAGACGGCGTTATCCGGCAGACCCAAGGCAGCACGTTGCCCGAGGACGTGAGCCGCTTCGAGACGGGCCCTGCCTACGCTAGGGTGTTCACGCAGTTCGTTGGTTACTTCAACATGCTGGCCAACACCAACGCCACTGCGTTCAAACAGGTGGTAGACGCAGTGGGCGTGCGACGCGGCGCTGGCAGGTTGCTCTACGTTGCGCTAATGGGCCTGCTGGTTCCTATCTGGGTGGCCGAGTCCATAGCGCTGGGGTTCAAAGGCGGCCCGGACGATGAGGACAAGGACGGCGAGTACCTAGACGACTGGCTGGCCTCGGTGTTTGGGTTCGGCACGGTTAAAGGCTTAGTGGCGTTGGTGCCGGGTGTAGCCCAGTTGGGGCAGCTTACGCTTAACCGCTTTAACGACAACCCGGCAGACGACAAGTTCAGCTTGTCCCCGGCGGTAAGCCTTATCGAATCGAGCGTGGCTGCGCCCTTTAGCGTGTACAAAGCTATCGCGGACAACGGCAGTGCGCAAAAAGCTATCCGCGACACGGCTGCCGCAGCAACGATGCTTACCGGGCTTCCGTTCTACGCCGCTGCCCGCCCTGGTGGGTACGCCGCTGGAGTGGCGCAAGGGCGCATAGAACCAACCAGCCCTGCTGACGCTGTGCGCGGCGCGATCACTGGTACGGCAAGCGCGGACAGCAAACAGCCTTAACGTGTCCGTGATACGGCAGCTCCTACGTACCATGTGGGTAACGTAGGAGCTATCCGCATGACCATATCCGCCACGCCCCGACGGAACGCCTTTATAGGAAACGGGACGCAGACATCCTGGTTTTTCACTTTCAAAGTGTTCGACGCAGCCGACTTGGCTGTGAGCATTCAGGTCAACGGGGCCGAGGTCTTGTTGTCGTCCGTCGATTACGCGGTGTCTTTGAACCCCAATCAAGACACGTCGCCCGGCGGTTCCATCATTTACCCACTGTTGGGCGACCCGTTGCCCGGCGGCACCCGCTTGGTTATCTATGGCGACCTTGATTACGACCAGCCACTAGACCTGCCAGAGGGTGGGCGGTTTAGCGCCATCGCGCTTGAAAACCAGCTTGACCGCACCACGATGCAGATTCAGCAGCTGGTCGAACGCACCGACCGCGCACTGCGCTTGCCAGTAACCGCAACCGGGACAAACCCCCAGTTCCCGCTGCCCGACCCCAATAAGTTCATTGCCTGGAACCCCGCCGGCACCTCGCTGATTAACGCAGAAATAGCTGACCTTGCTGGGCAACTTGTGTTCTCAGACTGGCTGTACGAAACGTTTACGGGCGACGGCATTCGCACGCTGTTTGCACTACAGCGCGACCCCGCCAGTGTCGGCAACGTTGACTTGTCGGTTGACGGCTTGAGCCTTGTGCCGGGCACCGACTTCACGGTGTTCGGCAACACTTTAAGTTTCACAACACCGCCAGTGTCGGGCGCGCAGATTCTTGCGCGTTACGGGCGGGCGGTTGGCCAGCGCTCGTTGTATCAGCAGGTTTACCGATTTACGGCCACCCCTGGCCAGACGGTATTCACCATCACTGATGGTTATTTAGCTAACCAAAACGCTCTTGCGGTGTACCTGAACGGGTTGCGCCTAGAGGGCGGCAGTATCGACTACACCGAGACCAACCCAACGACGGTTACATTTTTGTCACCGCTTGAGGAGGGCGACAGCGTTGTCATGGTCGCGGGCCTGGAGTCCTTTGACGGCACCAACGGCGGTGGCGGGGGTGGTGGGGGAGGCGGCGAGGATACAACGCTCGGCGGCACAACGTTGCCCGACACCACGCTGTCCCCCGCAACCCCAAGCCGGTACGTGGCCTACGTGGACACCAACCCCAACGGCTGGAACACCCGACCGTCCAAAGTAACGCTGGACTTTGAGTGGATAAGCAACAGCTACTTTGCTGCCAACCCCATTGGGCACTTTGCTGTTGCCACCCGCGTTGACACCAACGTGGTCAACACCGCGGTGTTTGGCGCGGGCATTGCCGTTGGCGACCTGTCTGGCGCGGACGAAGGCCCAGCGCACTTTCCTTGCACGGTAATCGAGACTTGGGCCAACGGCGTTTTGCCTGGCGATAACCGGCTCATTCCTAACACCGCCAGCCCCCGCAATAAGCTGCTTGAGGATGGGGTGCAGTACCGCAGCATCATCGAGTCAACAGTGGCGGATAACGGGCAGCGGTACATTCGCCAGCGGCTCTACCGTTTCAACGTTGCAGAGCAGGCTTGGGAAACCGAGGTTGACACCGGCGACGTGCTAGACAGCAACGCCTTTTACGACACCAGCAAAGAGGGCGTGCTGTTTGCCGAGGTGTTTGCCGACGACCTGGTGCCGTGGAGCATTGAGTTCACCAACATTAAAGTTACGTGGGGGCCGCCACGTACTGTTGCCACCGAGCAGCGCGACCGAATGAGCAAGTACGGGGCCGAGCTGGAGGGCGACTTGCTGTTCGTCGGTGACGGGCGCCGCGTGCTTATGCACGGCACCGATAGCGTGCCTACGAATTTCCCTAAGTGGGTGCGCTTTCAGTCAAGAGAACCGGGCAAGGGCACGAGCATGGTGCTCACGCCCCCTGACGGCTCGCAAGACGCTGTGTTCTTTGCCGCGAACAACGACAACATAATTTCGTCCAAGTCCGTCAGTTTGGGCATGGTGGGTACGACCGCCAGAATTGAGACACTTGACTTGGTGGGCACTGGCAGCCCGCCCCTAGAGATCAAGATTGGGTCAACACTAAAAGCTACGCTGTCGGAATCTGAACTTGATTTGCAGGCAAACCTGAAATTTACAGGGGACGCCCGCCGCATCTTGGTCAGTGACGCGAGCACCGACCCTACCAAGTGGACTTCCATCCGCACGTCGCAGGCGAACGGCGCAACCAACGTGCTGATAGCCCCGTCTGGCACCGGCAACGTGACCACTATGTGGATGTCAAACGCTTCGGGAATGACCACATACCGCATGGTCGGGCTGGGCATGAACAACACCGAGGCACGGCTAGAGGCTTTTGGCGCCGGGCTGTCGGACCCTCCGATCCGCGTGAACGTAGGCGCGGGCAACGAGGTGGCGCGGTTCACTACAGCGGGGATCACAGTGCGGGGCGCTACCCGCGCACTGGGCGACGGGTTTGAGAACTTTGCCGCCTGGCTAAACCTGGGCAGCACTACCGCGCGGAACTTCACCAATACGACGACGCTAGACATAAACGGGCTGTGCACTGACGGCACGTTGCGCACGTTCATGTCCAGCAGCCCCAGTAACGTAGAAGTCGAGACTGTTCTGCGCCCGCTGTATTGCGGCCTTAGCACCTTGATCCGTGAACTCACTGTCAGAAAGATCATCAATGCCTAACCAGTACGTCGTCGAATCCGAAGCGCTGCGCGCTGTTTTGGAATACCTGGGCACCCGCCCCTTTAGTGAAGTGCGCCACCTAGTCGAGGCGCTGGAGCGCTCTCGCGTGGCTAACGTCGTAGGGGAGACTAAAGATGAGTAAGGCCCGCGAAAATGCTGACAAGCTGCGCGACGGTGATAAGGGGGATGTGATTGTCGCGGGCCCGTCCTGGACGCTAGACCCAAACGCTATTCCAGACCAAGTATCCCCGGCAAACACCATCCGGGGTAACGACACCGGCGACACTGCAGCCACGGCAAACCTGACGCCCGCGCAGGTTACGGCGCTGTTGCCCCCTGCTAACGCGCTTACTAAAGGGCTAGTACCTGCGTCTGGCGGCGGCACAGCCAACTACCTGCGCGCAGACTTTAGCTGGACGGCCCCGCCCGACACGGGCGAAGCAAACACCGCTAGCAACTTGGGGGCTGGCACTGGGCTGTTTTCCGCCAAGTCCGGTGTTGACCTCCAGTTCAAGTCTTTGGTTGCCGGAACCAACGTCACGTTTTCCAGTGATGCCAACACCGTGACCATTAACGCTACGGGCAGTGGTGGGGGCGGTAGCGGTGACGTTGTTGGCCCTGCCAGTGCAACTGCAAACGCCGTTGCGGTGTTTGACGGCACAACAGGCAAGCTGCTGGCAGATAGCACCAAGGTGCTGCCCACTGGCGCACTGGTGGGCACGTCCGACACCCAGACGCTGACAAACAAGACGTTGACCAGCCCGACAATCGACGGCGGAGCAGCTACGGCACTGACCACACTGGCAGTGCGCAACGCGGGCGCTGGCACGTTTGACATGACGGTTGCACACAACGGCACTCTGACCGCAGGGCGCGCGTTAACCTGGAACCTGAACGACGCAGCCCGCTCTGTCTCGCTGTCCGGTGACTTGGCCCTGGCCAACAACTTCGCCACGTCCGGCAACTTTGCACTAACCCTGACACAGACCGGAACCACCAACGTGACATTGCCGACCACCGGCACGTTGGCTACGCTGGCGGGCACAGAGACGCTGACCAATAAGACGCTGACTGACCCGACCATGACGGGCGGCACGGTTGACACCTTCCCTATTGGCTACCGCAACGTTCCGCAAAACAGCCAGAGCGCGGCGTACACCCTAGTGCTGGCAGACGCTGGCAAGCACATCTTTCACCCAAGCGCTGACACCACAGCCCGCACGTTCACGATCCCAGCTAACAGCAGTGTGGCGTACCCCATTGGTACGGCCATCACGTTCGTTAACCAGAACGGCGCTGGCGTGATCACCATTGCCATTACGACGGACACCCTGCGTCTAGCAGGGGCTGGCACCACGGGTTCACGCACACTCGCCGCTAACGGCGTTGCCACTGCGCTCAAGGTCACGAGCACAGAGTGGATCATTAGTGGGACGGGGTTGACCTGATGGCGGCGATTCAACAAATGCTGCTTGCCGCGGCTCCCCCCGCTGGGCTTACTTTTGTGAGCAGCGAAACTACTACCTCTGACGCGGCGTCGTTCAGCCTTTCAATTCCTGCAGGTGCGCAGGTTGACGACGCGGTAATCATTGTTGTCCATGTAGCAAACAAAGCAGGGTCAACGCCCCCTAGCAACACGTTTGGCGGCACGGGGTACACCAGTGATGCAACTTCTACCTTCGCTACCGGCACGCACCGGTTACAGGTGTTCGTTAAACGGTTCACCACAACGCCGGAAAGTGTTGTTAATTTTAGCCAGACCGCAGGCGCCAACCGCATTAACGCAGTAGCGCACCTGTGGCGTGGGGGTTCGGCGTCTCAGATACTTGACGTTACCTCCACGGTTTCGACCGGCACAGACTCCGGCCCAGCGATCACCCCCGTGACGGCGGGGGCTGTGGTGCTGTCAATAATCGGGCAGTTCACCTCTACCCTCGGGGGTGGGCAGGCGGTTCCGTCGGGGTACTCCAACACCGCTATCCGCGCCCAGACCGACTCCTATAGTTGGCTTGGAAGCACCATGGAGGCCCGCACGGGCATGGCGTCCAAGCCATGGAGTGGAAGTGGGGCTGAAACGCCGGGGGCTTGGACTTCGGGGGGTTCTTACGACACCTGCCGCATAACCCTTGCTCTGCGCCCTGCGTAAAAGCAAAACATATTTTTAAGGAGCCATGCAATGAAACGCTTATTTATTTTGTTAAGTCTCATGCTTGCCAGCTTTGCGCACGCAGAAACCCAGGTAACGCACCCGCTGCGCGGGGTTACGTTTGAACGCCAATCGCTTGGCAACGGTACGTACGCCGCCACAAAAACAGAGCACTACGATTCTGGTTCGGTGAAGCTGCCCGCGTGGCCAAGCGCTGAACCTGACCGAGGGTACTTGGCGTACATCATGTCCACAGACAGGCCCGCCAACACCGGCACCATGTGGGCAACCTGGACGTTTACCTCGCGCGGGCTGTTTACCTCTAACCCCGACGCGCACGTAGCCTTTATCTCCCGCAGTCTGTCCACTGGCCTTAGCAACATAGGCCAAGGGCTTATCGTTGGCGGCCTTGACAAGCTAACGCAGTCTGCGGGCGGGGCTTGCCAAGGCGGTACACGTTCGCAGCCAGAAACGTGGCATGAGAACGCAGACGGCACGGCAGACAACCGGTTGTTTGGCGGTGCGTTCTGCGGCCCTGTGCTGCTGGACTGGAGGCCCTACCGCGTGGCTATCCATTCAGCCGCTGGCGGCTACAGCTACAGCATTTTCGACGGCGTGACAAACACGCTTGTTTTCAGCACTTACGTGAACAACGCAAACAGCCCCTCTCTGGTCAAGATTCAGAAAGCAACGGGCTTTACTGTAGGCATCGTGTTTGCTGACACGCCCGGAACCTCATGGCAGTTTGAAATATCAGACCTGCAAATGGGTTGGTTCTGATACCTGTGCGCGTGTCCGTGTTACACGCACAAACAAATACCATGCTGCAAGAATCAATGGGAAGGGTGCGGCATGGATGTGTACCACCAACTGGCGCACCTACAGCTGCGCCTCGATAAGGACTTGAGCATGATTGACCCGGTGGAGTTTGGCGAGATCAAAGGGGCCGTGGCCTCCTTGCAAGCCCAAATGACAGATTTCAAAGCACGGCAAGCGGTAGTCGAAACCAAGGTCGATCTTGTTCTTGAAAAACTGTCAGAGGCCAAAGGTGGTTGGCGCACGTTGATGTGGCTAGGCGGCGCCGCAAGTTCTTTCGGTGCAGCCATCGGGTGGTTTGCTTCACAGTTGAAAGGTTGACATGCGTGCGGAACTTACACGGCAGCTACGCGGGGACGAGGGCGAACGTGCAACCGCATACCGCGATCACCTCGGGTTTCTGACCATTGGTGTGGGGCGTCTTATCGACCCCAACAAAAAAGGCGCTGGCCTTCGCTCTGGTGAGATTGCGTTCTTGTTGAACAACGACATCGACGACCGCATTGACGAGCTTACGCGCCGCCTGCCTTGGTTCCAGAACCTGGACGATGCCCGCAAAGGGGTGTTGCTCAATATGTCTTTTCAAATGGGCGTTGAAGGCCTGTTGGGTTTTAAGAACACCCTTGCCATGGTCCAGGCGGGCGACTACGAAGGCGCAGCACGCGGCATGCTACAAAGCAAATGGGCAGATCAGACGCCCGCCCGCGCAAGGCGCATGTCCGAGCAGATGCGCACGGGCAAGTGGCAGTACACACCAGGTACGTAACATGAATCCTCTACTCCTCGGCCCTGTATTTGAGCTTGGCGGCAAGATAATTGACCGCCTATTTCCAGACCCCGCAGCAAAAGCCGCTGCCGAGCTAGAGTTGCTGAAGCTGACGCAAGCTGGCGATCTGCAAACGGTACTGGGCCAGTTGGAGATCAACGCTCGTGAAGCCGCGCACCCCAGCATCTTTGTCGCTGGCTGGCGCCCCTTCGTGGGTTGGACTTGTGGTATCGGCCTAGTTTACGCAACCGTTGGGCACAACCTGCTGGCGTGGCTGGCGCAGGCTAAGGGCTGGCCAGCGCCGCCGGCGGTTGACGCAGACATTCTGATTTACACGCTTGGTGGTTTGCTGGGCATTGGCGGCTTACGCACCCTGGAAAAAGTCAAGGGCGTTACAAAATGAAAGGGAGAGCATGAGCAATGCACTGGTTAACCAAACAAAGCTAAGAGACGTTCGGCACTTTGGTGCAAAGGGCGACGGCACAACCGACGACACCGCAGCAATACAGGCGGCGCTTAACGGCAGCAACCAAGTCTACTTTCCCGCAGGCGTATACCGCGTCACATCAACAATCACCGTGCCGGTTAACGCGGTGCTGCAAGGCGACGGGCGGCGCAGTGCCATCATCAAGGTGGACGGCGCCATTATTGGCATGTCGAGAACATACGCCACCAAGCTGCCCGCCAACGTCATGAAAATTGAGGTACGGGGTCTAGGCTTTGAGGGCTCGGCCACCGCGCTTGGCGCGCTGCACTTCGACAAAGGCGATCACGTCGTTATTGATTCCTGCGACTTCTACGACTTCACGACCGCGGGCGCTTACGGCGTTAAGCTGACCAACGTTTACCACTGGTATGTATCAAACTCGAAGTTTGAGAACATCAACCTTGTTGGGCTGTGGCTGGTGTCTGCAGGCGGGGTAGGCTGCAACGCTGGAGTGTGCGGCCCCAACAACGACTTTGTGGGCAACAACCAGGCGAGCTTTATAGGCATGGTCTTTGACCGTGGCCAAAACATTTTGGTGTACGGCAACAACTTTGAAGGCTCGGGCAACGGCAACAAAGCGCTTGACCTTGACGGCGCTGAGGGGGTGTTGATAACCCAGAATTACATTGAGGCTTGGTTGAACGGCGCCATCGTTGGTAACAGCGGGCTGGGCAATCGGCGCGTTACCATTGAGCAGAACGTTATCAACGCGCAGTCAACCAACGTCTGCAACTTCAACGACACCGCGACCACAAACTCGCGCATTGTGTTCCGGTCAAACCGCTTTGCGGATGTGATTGGCTCCCAGACCTGCGTGGTGTTCGGCTCCACTACGCGAGCGATTTTTCAGGACAACGACACTGACGCTGGCGTCCCCGCCGACACCCACACCGTAAGCCCGCGCGCGGTGCAGTCTTTGACCAGCACGACAACCTGGGACCCGGGTTCAATAGCAGACGGCGACGCGGCAGCGACCACGCTCACCGTGGGTGGGGCCGAGGTGGGGGATGCGTGCTTCGCCACGCTGTCAACCATTGGCGCGCGCAACATGCTGCTTAGCGCGCACGTTCAAGCCACCAACACCGTGCGAGTAACCTTGCTCAATAAAGACGGCGCGCCAGTTGATCTGGCAAGCGGTACGGTGCGCGTCTGGGTGTTCAAGCCCTAAGCTGGGTGTCGTTCGCTGCCTGATGCATGTGGCCACTCTCGGCCACTGTTAGGCGGACTTTAAGGCGCTCAAGCTCTTGGCGCTGGGCAGACAACTGCTGGCGCAGCAGGATTAGGCTTAGCACATCCCCGGGGCTGAAGACGTCTCCGGCGGGGGAGAGGAGCTGACCGTCGTGGAACCGCCAGCCTTCCCACTTCCCGCAAGTGCCTGGAAGGCGCCCGAGCAGTTCTCGCACCGCCAGATGTTGTGCCCTAGGCATTGCAACCTGGCCGGCCAACCATCTGGCGATGGCGATGGTGGTGCGGTGCACGTTAAGTTCTCGCTCGACGCGGCGCTGGCCGATGAGTTCGATAAGGGCTTTGAGGTCACGGCGGGGCCTTTCGTTTATTTCAAGCATTGGCGAGGGCTCGCACCCGGTCTTCAAACATTTGTTCCAGTGCCGCGATCTGTACGTCCAGTGCCGCTAGCAGGGGGTCAGACATCAACGCGGGGCGCTGATCTTTCACGCAGCCTCGCAAGTCGGTGTACTTGTAAGCCAGTGATAGGCAAGCGCTGGCGTCTTCGGCGGTTCGCATAAGGGTTCTTCCGTTCAGGGTTGATTGGTTGGCGGGGCCGGGGGTTGGGCGGTGCTTTCTGCACCGGGCAGTGGTCGCCAGTGTGTATGCGGCCCCTCGCCGTACTCTGTCGAGAATTCGCCGGTTACGCCTTCAGCGATCCCGTTGGCGGTCTTGTCGAAATGTTCAGACCATTCGTGCCACTCACCAACGTCGAGCTTTCCGTTTTCGCCAAGCAACTCGACCACAGTGCCGTCACGCGGGGCCGTCTCAATCGGCTGCCAGTTCGCGGTAATTTCTGTTCGCATAATCACGATTTCGTCGTGGGTGAATCGGCCCGCACGTCAGCGGGTTGGGGTGTGCTTTGCGCACTCAGGTCCTCGAACTCGCCGGGGCTGCAAGCCGGGTGGTAGATGCGGAAGTCCCCGTTGGGGTTCATCAGTCGGTAGTCACCCCGCGCACGCGGCAACCACCAGAGATGCTTCGCTCCGCAGTTGCGGCACGTCACCCCCATCCCGGGCACACGACCCCCGTACTCGGCCTCCTCGCCCTCGTCGGCGTACCAGTCCGGCAGGCCGTCTTGGAACATGCCGTCGACGATCTCGCCCATCTCACTTCTCCCAAGTTGTGGCGGCCGCGCAATGAGTACGCGATCCACCGGGTATTGTTAAATGGCCTAGAAGCTCAATAGCCCAGCGCGTCGCGGGCTTCGCTGTAACAAGTCACGACAGCGCGCTCGATGCTGGTTGAGCCGTCGGCGTGCACAGCCAGAACGCGGATCTCAATGCCGCCGTTAGGCGACTGAACGGCTGTCGGAGTGACGCCGCAATCGTGCTGGTTGATCCACTCGATGAGTGACATTCTGTACCCCTGGTTGGCGACTCGATGAAGCAAAGTGTACACGATAATTTAGCAGACGCTATAGCAAAAACCCTGATCCGAGGTCGTATAATGTATAAAATGCCCAAGCAAATTGCTAAAGCGGGCACTAACTTACACCAAACATCGTGCTCAAAGCCACTCTAGCTTTTGCTAGGTTCTTGTGCAGGATGCACGGGGCGCTCCAAAGCGTCAAGCACTTCAACCAGACGCATGCCCTCCCCCCATACGGTGTTGGGGCCGCTGCGCCCTACTAGTGTTCGCCACGCGTCCCACGCTGCGGCCTTGCGCTCCATCTCTATGTGGCGGTCAACGGCCGCCTGTATTTCAGCTTCGTGCACGGCGTTTCTCCCACTGGTTTCTACAATCTGCGTCACACCAGCGGCGCTGGCCGTCAACTGGTTCGTCACAGAGCAAGCACGCCCCCTGGGGGAGGGGGCCTTCGGGTCGCCTAGAGCGCAGTGCTTCCTGCAAGCTGCGTTCCACTTCGGCGTTTGCGCGGTCGGCGTCATCCATGGTCAACCCCCTAAAACACGATGGCACTCGGCCATAAACCAACAAACAGCAAGCGTCAGTGCTTGCCACGCGGGAACTGACTTCCCGTACCAGGATGCGAATCCGTAAACTACGACTAGAAGACCGGCGTTCCATAGGTAAAAATCATCCATGGTCAGCCCCCCTCTTGTGCGCGGGTTTGGGCGGCTACCCGATGGCCGTAGTGCGCAGCTTTATCCGCGTCGTACTGCGCCTTGTTGCCTGGTTTGCCGCGGCCTTGCCGGGCGGCAGCCAGGCGCCACAGCGCCTTAAACGCTTCACCCTCGTTGAAGGTCATGTTTAGCGCCTCTATGATGTCTGCGCACTCGGCGGTGTACGCTTGCACCTCTGGGCTGATAGGATTTGAAACTTTCACGCGGTAGTAGTGGTCGCCTGCAAGTTTGCCGCCGCCGCTGGCGGGGCGCATCGCCTCATCCGCCTGCTTTGGCTGCAACCCAGCTGGGCGGTAAACCGCGGCCTGAAACACGTCTGTGGTTTCGCAATGTGGGGTGTGAAAGCCAAGAGGGGGTGCTTGGCAACCGGGGTTGGAGCATTCAAAATCCCCGAGGTTTCTTCTCATAGCTCGCCTTTCATAAAGTCCATCAATAAATCTTGCACGCTGCGTTTGCTTTCACGGCGTGCCATCTCCACAACATCCAGCGTGCCCTGCGCTACTAGGTAGTACAGAAACACTGGACGATCTTTACCCGCTTGCATCTGGCGCATGGGGCCAACGCGCTCCAAGATCTGGTCGTGGTGTTCTAGGTTCGGGTCTTGGGCAAAGAACACTACGGTGTTGCAGTGCTCTTGCAGCCCGTCCACGCCATGCCCCATGCTGGCTGGGTGGCCCAGCCACAGCTTGCCCCGGCCAGCTTGCGCTGCCCGCAGGTCGTCAGCGTTGGCCAAGTCCAGCGCGTCAGGAAACCTGGCCAGGATGCGTGCAGCTTCGTGCTTGAAGTGGTAGGCCACCAGCAGCGGGTCGTCGCCCGTCTGGTCTGCCAGCTCCTCAAGTGCGTCCAGCTTTTCTTGGTGCAGTTCGACCCACTGCACGCCATCCTCTAAGTACACCGCGCCGCCCGCCATTTGCAGGCACTTGGCGTACTTGGCTGCGGCACTGGGCGCCTCCACTGGGGTTGACGCAATAATCGTGAAAAGCTCGCGCTGCATCTCGCGGTATTTGACGCGCACCTCGCGGGGCAGGTGCACGTTGACGACGTTCACCACGGGCTCCCGCATGTCGAACCAGTCGCGGGGGTCTAGGGTCAGGCAAATGTCAGCAAGGCGGTTATGCACTTCGTCTTGCGCCCAGGGTGCAGCTTTCCACTGATGGAACTGGCCCGCTTTCACCGGCTGGAACCAGCGGTCACGGAACGCGGAGAACGTGCGCCCTAGGCGCCGACCCTCGTCTAAGAACCACGTCTGGCCCCACAAGTCCTCTAGCCCGTTGCTGGCTGGCGTGCCCGTGAGGTTGATCCACCGCTGCACGTTCTTGTGGGCGACACGGCCAAGGGCTTGAGCACGTTGCGTACCTTGGCGAAGTCGAAAGCCTTTGAGCTTTGTGGACTCGTCAGCAACCACGGCGCCAAACGGCCAAGCGTCACCGAAGTGTTCAACCAGCCATGGCAATTGCTCGTAGTTGGTTGTGTAGATAGGTACGTCCCGGCGCAAAGCTGCCTTGCGCACGGCGGCGTCCCCGACGACGGGCACAACATCCAGGCCCGCCAAGTGCTGCCACTTGCTGGCCTCTGTCGCCCAAGTGTCCCGGGCCACGCGCAGGGGGGCCAGTACAAGGGTAGGGCGGCTTTCGCCCCACACCCGGTGCAAGGCGTCCAGGTGTGTGAGCGTCATAACGGTTTTGCCCATGCCGGGCTTGGCCCACAAGGCGCAGCGCGGCTGGTTTGCAAAATGAGCTTCGGCCAAAGTGGCGAAGGCCCGGGGGGCGTAGGTCTTACGCATCTTTGCGGGGTATTGTGTAGCGGCGCTTTTCCGCGTCTGCGCGTAGCACCGTCTCTGTTGTTGTGAAGCGGTGCAGGTTTGCGCATTCATAGCGCCGGTACGTCACGTTGCCGGGCTTTGCCCGGGTTTCTAGGGTGCGCGCCCAAGTGCTGCATAAAGGACACTTCATGCTGCCCTCCCTACGCCGAAGGCTTGCTCTAGCGAACGGTCTTTCAAGGTTCCAGCAGTTGCACTTATCAACCCCAAGTGGTGCGCCTTTGACCGATGCCGCGCCTGCTTTTCTTTGTCGGTCAGCCTCTCGCGCTTGGCGTCTTTGCCCGGCCCAAGTTTGTAAATCTTGATAATGTCACGCCCGAGACCGTCTTTATCCCAACCGGAGATATGGCACGCGCCGAAGCGATGCAGCTCACGGGTGTACTGCAACACCGTCACGTAATGTAGCCCGGTTTCTTCTGCCAGCTCTTTGCAGTTGTAGTTGCCCTCGACCAGCAGGCGCATGAGATGGGCCTGGGTTATGGCATTTATTTTTCTGATAGTGCGCTTCACGCTAGTAGCTCCTCGACACCTTCGATGCTGTCAATCACCACCACGCGCTGACCCATGGCGCGCATGCGCTCGTGTTCGCGTAACTGGCTGGGGCGGGGTTTTTGGCCCGGGGCTTTGAGTTCGACCCAGATGGTTGCTGGGGCGTACTTCGTGCGGTAGAGATCATCCCAGTAAGCCAGTTTGGGCAACATCACCAGTCGGTCAGGCGCACCAACACGCCCAACCCACTGGACTTTGCGAACCTCGCCGCCAAGTTCCTTCACACGCTTTACCAAGTACTTTTCAATTTCGGATTCACGCATCGGAAGCCTCCCAGAGTAGGCCTGCAGCGCCGATAACCCGCTTTTGGTCTTCGTCCGACAAGACGCTGACGACTGCCGCCAACAGAGTTTTAAGCGCGGCTATCTCGCCTAGCGCGCCTTCTAGCTCGTCGCCGCGACCGCAGGCCGCGTTATCGACCTCAAAGACAACTACTTCAGGCGCGGAAAAAGCGTTGCATGAGGGGTAATATTTGTGTGAAAAAAGAAGAGGCATGGTTAACCCCACACAGCGAGGATCACAGCGGCGGCTATCGCAGCCAGCGCGCAAGCGACAAACACTATGGTGTCGCTCTTGTCGTTGCTGCGCAGGCGCTCGATAGGGTCGGCGCTGGGCGTGAAGCTGCAATCGCTAAGGCTGCGGGGGGTTTGGAAGTGGGAAGGTTTCAGCATGTTGGTCTTTCTTGCTGGGCAGGTGCGCCCTTGGTTGCAGTTGTGGTTACAGGGGTAGCATGTTTTAGACATGGTGCATTGTAGCAAATGCTAAACGCTTAGGGCAAATAAAAACCCCATAGCGGGGTGGGGTTTTCACGCGGTCAGTCCTTTCTGTAGCGTGTTGTCTCAAAGCCCGCAGCAGCCAGCGGGATGCCCTTCGCCCACGCCGGTGCGGTGGCCATCATCTGGCCAAGCCTGTCAGCGTTGAACTCTGGGCGGTCGGGGGTTTCGGTCAGCAGTTCGTCGTGCACTGACAGCACAATCTCGTAGCCGGCCTGCTCGATGCCCGGCATGTTGTAGGCCAGTACGTCGCGGGCAAACGCCTGCGTGCAGTTCTCAATTATTTTCCCGCCGTACGTTTTGATGCGGCCCCATTGGCGGGTGTATTGGTTAACCCCGAAATACGTGATCTGACCATCGTCGTCCACGCTGGGGTTGATGTAACAAAGGTAGCGCCCGCTGGGCAGGCGAATGCGAAGCCAAGCCCCGTCACGCCGTGCTCTCAGGTGTTCGCCAATTGGAAATATTGCACCTGGGTTGCTGATGGCAGCGCGCACGCTGTCGCCCGCTGCTTTCCACAGGGCACAGGTCATGGGGTGTGCATCGCGCCAGGCGCGTTTCAGCACCTCGCAAGCCACGTACACATCCTCTGGCAGGCCTAGAGTGCGCTTCTTTTTCTGCGCCCAAGACCACATGCCCCGGGCATTCTCCAACGCCTCGGCGCTGGCGGTGACCATCACCGCCTTGGACAGTTCTATCAAGTCCATGTTGTAGACCGCAGCGAAGGTCAGGAACGCAGCGACACCGCCTTCATACCCCAAGCCAAGTTCCATGACCTTACCAATCTGGCGCTTTTGGCCCGTGGCGTCCTTGGGGTCGATGTTGAACGAACGGCCATAGGCCACCTTGTATAAGTCCTCGCCCACGCCGGCGTCGAAGTCAGCAAAGGCTTTAAGCTTCCAACGTTCGCCAGCCAGGTACGCAAGCCCCCGGCCTTCGATGTTAGACAAGTCGGCAATAACCAGCTTTTTGCCTGGTGGGGCTACGATGCAACCGCGCACAGTGTTGGCGGTTAAGCGCATCACGTTGTCAAAGAACAGGTCGGCGCACCCTGCTTTCAGCGCGTCGATACCTTCGTCAATCTGCACCTGCTTCATGTCAGGGCGGGGCATGTTCTGGGGTTGGAAAATCCGCCCGGCCCAACGCGCTGTGCGCTGGGCACCAGCAAACTGCAAAGTGTTGCGCAAACGCCCGTCTGCGCTGGTGGCTTTTACCAAGGCTTTGTACTTGGCTGTACTGGTCTTGGTGGACTCCAGGCGGATGGACAGCAGCAGCTTAACGCCGTCTGGTAAGTCTGGATCTTCTAGGCGGCGGCGCAAGGTGTCGGCCTTCATGTCAGGCAGATCCACGCCGTACTCGGCCAGGATGTAGGTCAGCAGGTTGTCGCGCTGGCTGGCGTTCGTAACCAAGCCGTTCGTGGCTTCGGTCACCGCAGCCTTGAGCCGCTTTTGTTCTTGGGCCACAGCCTCAATAGCAGCGTCCGCGAGGCTTACGTCAACAGCCACGCCCCGGTCGTTTATGCGCTGGTCCAAGTGCCACAGTCCAAGCTCGGCATGGCCTGCGCGGTAGTTCCAAGTGGGTAGCTTGCTGTCTATAGCACGCATGGCCACGATGTCTTGGCGGCTGTACTCGAGGAACTCTGCCCATTCTTTTGGGTGTGTCTCTCGCGTGGCGCGGCGCAGGGTGCTGTTCTTGGGGCGCGGTTTGCAGAACAACTGGATCAGCTCGCGCCCCCGCTTGTCCTTAGCCTGGTCAGCGTCAAGCCCCACGATCTGACCTATCTTGTCAAGGCTGCCGGGCAGGCCGTGCGCCATGGCCTTGATCATTGTGTCTTGCCAGCGCTCTACAGGCACGTCGACGCTCCAGCAATGGCGCAGCAGTGTGCGGTCAAACATGCCGTTATGGGCCCTGACAGTGACTGCGGGGTTTGAAAGCAAGTCGAACAGACCGTCCACTGCCCCCCGGTGGTTCTGGTTCGTGCAATCCGCGACCACAGGTTCGCCATCGTCAATAGCCCACTGAGCCACGGTGACCTCAGTGCTTGGGTGTTCGGCGTAACGGTGGGTGCCGTGCGCTTTCAGGTCGCACTCGCTGTAGGTCTCAAGGTCTAGCCAGAGAATGGTCATGCTAAATCTCCAAACACTTGCGCGATGCGCTCTTGCTGGAGTGGCCCGTACTCGGGATTTAGTTCGCACCCCAGGTATTGACGTCCATGCGGGATGGCCACCGCTGCCGTTGTGCCGCTGCCCATGAAAGGGTCGAGCACGATGTCGCCTGGGCGGCTGCCTGCAAGGATACAGGGCTCAATCAGCGCGGGCGGGAAGGTGGCAAAGTGAGCGCCTTTGTAGGGGCGGGTGGCGACTGTCCAGACGGAGCGGCGGTTGCGGGTGAAAACGTCATAGGTGCTTTCGGCCCGATCCTCACGATGAGTACCGACTGACTGACCGGGTATCACTTGCGCTCGTTTGCTGTCCTTGCGCTTGAAGGTGTCGGCCATGCCGCGCTGTTTCGAGCGCCCCGTGACGTCATGCAGATTCGCGCCAACCGCTGGCTCTTTCATCGCCTCGATATCAAAAAAGTACCGCTCCGACTTCGACAGCAAGAACACGTACTCATGCGCCTTGGTGCAGCGGTCGCGCACCGACTCAGGCATGGGGTTTGGCTTGTGCCAGATGATGTCTTGGCGCAGATACCAGCCATCGGCGCGAAGGGCGAAGGCCAGCATCCAGGGGATGCCGATGAGGTCTTTGGGTTTGAGACCCGCGCCGCCAACCCGAACCGGCGCTCTGTCTCCTCGCCCAACTTTGCCGTCACTGCTGCCCTTTGCCTCGCTGCGAATGCGGGCTGCGTCCGTGTAGCTATCGCTGTAGGCGGTGTTTTTCCCCCCAGGCCCGCTACCGCCCTTGCCAGGATCGCGCGCGTAACTGTCACCGATATTGACCCACAGCGTCCCGTCGTCAGCCAGCACGTCGCGCACGCATCGGAACACCTCAACCATCGCGGCGATGTATTCCTCTGGTGTTTGCTCCAGTCCAATCTGGCCATCCACACCGTAATCGCGCAGCCCAAAGTAAGGCGGGCTGGTCACGCAAGTCTGCGCCTTAATCCCCTGGAGCGCCCACCTGCGCATCGTTTCGCGGCAGTCGCCAAATTCAATCAGATTCATCCTGCTGCTTTCAAAAATATAGTGGCCCGTTCCGACAGATCCTCAGTAACTTCTCTAAGCCACACCTGAGTTTTTGCACGTTGCCCCGCGCGGAAGGCAGCGGGTGCGGGGCGCTTAGCATCTGTCAGCTTGTTGTCGGCTGGAACCATGGCCGATTTTCTTTCGTGTGGCCCCGCTGTTTGGTGAGTGGTGAAGCCTTGAGATCCGCTCCAGGGTTGTTCGCCGGTTAAGTCGGTCAACACCACTCACCAAACAGCCCTGTTGCCAGGGCTGGGTGCTTTACGCGAAGTCTTCGGCGCCAGCGCCGTCGGTCACTTCCTCAAACTCGTCGGCGTCAGCAGGGCGGCCTGCGCTGAAGCTGTCACCATCGCGCAGGAACTGGATACCACGAAGCTGGGCGTTGATGCGGCTGCCGCCCTTGGGGTGGTCTTTTTGCGCCCAAAATTCAATGCTGGCGTTGACATAGCAGCCGGGGTACGGCTTGCCGGATGCGCGTTTAAGAGGGTTGCGAGACTGATCAACAACAGTGGGTGGGGTGCTCTCGTTGCTATTCGCGTTAATGAACAAATTACCCGCGTAGCCATCAAACTTGGCTTTTATGTCGCCGTCGTGCAACGCCATGCGATCCTGCTTTTCTAAACCTTTCTTAGTAGCAGGCCACTTGTCGGCCCACTTGCCCTGCCCGGCCAAGTCCATAGCCTTGTTGATTTCTTCGATCTGGGGGTGATCGATAGGTAGAATGAGCGCGCAGCCGTAGGACTTGCGCCCGGTGTCGGCGTCAACGCGGGGCTCAAATAGCGCGGGGAAAGCCAAACGCACGTTGCGGAGCATTAGGCGGGTGGGGGCGGATGTAGTAGTCATTTTTGCGGTTCCTTTCTGGGTTTGTGGTTCAAGCAAGATCGTCCGCGATGGATTCAAAGTCCTCTGCGACCGGGCGGATTCCGAGCGCGGGACGGGGGTCTGATTCGGGCGCCACGTGTGGCTTGCCCTCTGATTGCACTATTAGGCTTTGCAGCTTGGGCCACTGCTTAGGCCCGATAGTGCCTGCCTTGGCCAGCTTGTCTGCTGTGGTCGGGCTGATGAGCTTGAAGTCGTACATTTGCTCGGCCTTCAGTCGCATGGTCTTGAGCGTTTGCTCAACCGTAGCGGCGTCAGTCCACTGGCGTGCACCCTTCTTACCTTGCACAACCTTGAAGCCAGGTACTTGCTCGCCTGCCAGCAGGCGGCGTTCGACCTCGGCACGGATGGCTTTGCACCAGTCCTCAATAAGGTCGGCCTTGGCCAGGCAGGCGGCGAGCCACTGGGCGTCTGTCTGGTGCATCTCACTGGCTGGCATGTCCTGAACATCAGTGAACTCGTCGGGCGTGGCGGGCACGGAACCGAACACGGTATCTGCGACTTGGTTGCGCAGCGCCGGGCACGTAGCCTTGGCCGCGCAGAACTTGCATTGCTTCTCACCAGGGCGCAAATACAGTTCCTGCCAATGGGGGCCTCCCTGCTTTGCGTACGGCTCGTCAAACAACACTGCATTCCGACAGGTGTTCACCGTACTGCGCCCAGTACTACGACCCCAAGCCTCCAAGGCTTCGACGCTGGTGTCGTACTCGCTGGGCGCGGCCTTGATGCGCGGCTGGCTGATAGCCATGCGCACGTGCGTGAACTCACCGGCGATGCCTTGGTACATCTGAAGTGCGCCAAGGGCGTACAGCGACATCTGCGGGTTGCGTTCGGCGCTGACCTCAACACCCATGCCGTACTTGAAGTCCACGACGATGATCTCCTCGCCACGGGCGATGATCACGTCGGCGGTGCCCCAGGCCTCATCCTCTGGCGTGCCCAGATAGCTGGAGTAGTTGACGCGGGTATCAACGAACAGAATGCCGTCGTCGCCGCGCAGGTCGTGCACGTAGTCGATGCAGGTCTGAACGTGGCGGGCCATGTCGTCGTCAACCACGAACGTGAACCCGTCAGCGCCGATCACGCGACCGATGTAAGCGCTGGCAGGGCGATCCTCTTGCAGCGCCCAGGTAAGTACCTGGTGCGCCGCGGTGCCCTCGGCAGCGTACTGACTGGACTTGCGCGGCAAGCCAGCCTGCAGAACATGGGAGCCGGGGCAGAGCATGCGCTGCTCAAACCCCGATGCGCTCCATTTTGAATGTGCGGCTTCGGCCATGATCAGCCCAATTCAGCCAGCTTGGCGTTAACGGCGGCGAGGGCTTCGCCCCAACGGTCCGCTGGCAGGTCTTTGAATGTCTTAACCCCCAAGGATGTGGCTAGGGCCATCGCTGCGGGCTTGTCTTTACCCGCCAGGGCAAACACCGCTTTTTGCAGTGTCGCGTAATCGACGGTTCCAGTTTGCGAGGAGGCTGGGGCTGCAGTCGAGGCAACAGACGGCTGGGCCTCTGCAGACAGGGCCGCACCTGCGTTTCCCTCAGACGCGCCTGTCGCCTGGGGTGTTGTCGCAGCAGTCGAGGCCTGCTGTGAGGTCTCCGCAGATGGTGCAGCGGTGGCCTTGCTCTCGGCCTTGGGCGCTGGCGCAGCGCTTGCCTTGGCAGTAGCTTGGCCACCGGCAGGCTGCGCCACAGGGTTTCCCAGCGTGGCCTGCTTATTGGCAAAGAACGCCAGCAGGTCGGCCTCGGTGGGGAAGTTGAGCGTTACTTGGATTGACACAAGATGTCCTTTCGGTTGTGGTTTAGCAGATGATGCAATGGTAGTGTAGCAGATGCTAAATGTCTAGTGCAAAGAAAAGCCCCACACGGTTGCAGGGCTTTACGTCGATCTAGGTGGGGCCACTTTCTCGCTGACTTCACGCGAGGGGTTGGGGCCTGCGAGCTGGGCGACATAACTACCGTTGCTGTGCCCCAGCTTCTTAGCCATGGACGTGGGGCCACCCCACTGGTGGATCAGGCTGCGCAGGTTATCCCGGCGTTGGTCGTACACAGTTCTCATAGCGCGGGCAGCGTAGCAAAGTTGCCCTACTTGCTGCAATAACTTTAGCTGTGTGTAAAATGCAGGGCATGAACACTAAAACACTCCACCCTATGAAGGTCTGGATGGCCGCGGCCACCGTAGACGAACAAGAACTGCTTGCGAAGAAAGCGGGCACTAGCCGCGGGCAGCTTTACCAGTTGTCCAGTGGCAACCGGCAGGCGTCTGCGGCCCTGGCCGGTGCGATTGAGCGCGTTACCGCCGATATGGCAAAACAAAGCAAAGGGCGTCTGCCAAAGATCGTACGCACTGACCTTTGCGAAGCGTGCCGGGGCTGTGATTACGCCGCAAAGTGCCTGGGGCAGCGGGCTGTAGTGAGCGAGTTCCCGATTGTGGACGCTCGCCAGATGCAACTTAACTTGGGCGACGCACAGGCGATTGATACGAAAGGACAACCATGACTGAAACAACAAACGAAGAATTGCGCCGACAGATCCGGGCCTACGAGGCCACGGTGCACAACATGCAGCTACGGCTGGATGAAGCCATTGCAGAGCGCGATGCGCTGCGCCTGGACTTGGAGGCTGTTGGGGCTGGTGGGGTGCAGGCGCTTTCCCATCAAAAACCGATGGCCACCATCGTCGGGCAAGCGGATGCAGCTATAAAAAACGCAGCACCACAGCATTTCACCCCCACCGAAGCTCAGCTTGCAGAGTACGGCATCAAGGCAAGCCAAATGATGGCGCGTGACCAAACGCGGTTTGATGCGGCCTGCGAAGTGCTCAAGTATTTACGAGAGCAGAACGCCTCGTATTACTACATGCACCGAATGCTTACAGTAATTCACGGGAACACAGAGGGCACCGAAGCGGCCAATGCACCAGAAGCGCCAATGGCCATAAACGCCGCACGCTGGCACTGGATTGCCAATTACCTTGTGGGCGATCGCGCAGACCTGGATGACGCGATCGTGGGCTGCGAGACAGTCGATGATCTAACTGCGGTTGTAGACGCCGCGATGGCCGCACAGAAAGGCAGTGCGTGATGCTTACGGATGAACAAATTTACGACATAGCACAACCGCACCTTCCAAAACCTGGGCACACGAAGATTTGGGAGGTGCATCCGATATGCGCCATGGATTCAGGCATAGAAGACAAAGATGCACGCTGGATTATCTCCAACTTAAAACCTGAGGAAACTTTAGCTGTTGCCCGTGCAATTGAAGCGGAAGTCCGCAAGCAGGACGAGGCGCTGATTCGGCAGATGCTGGAGGCCATTAGTGACCTGAAAGGCTACCGTGTTGATGTTGATGCAGCAGCCCGCGCACGGCTTGGGGAAGGGGGTGGGGTATGAGTCGCAGCGGATACGTGGACGATTACGATCAAGAAGACGCTCTGGCGCACGGTCGGTGGCGTGGTGCTGTCAAAAGCGCACTTGAGGGTCGACGTGGGCAGGCCATGCTGAAAGAACTGGTGGAAGCACTAGACGCGATGGAAGACAAGCGGCTGTACCCAGGTAGCTTTGCTACTGCGGATGGCGAGTTCTGCGCCCTTGGTGTGCTTGGCACCAAGCGCGGCACAAAAATGGATGATCTTCTGGACGAGTACAAAGACTGCGACCCCGAAAAAGTTGCGCATCGCTTTGGCATCGCTAGAGCCATGGCGGCAGAAATCATGTACCTGAACGACGAGCACATGTTTTACTGCTGGGAGTGGGTTGATGTGGAGATTTGCGGGCCTATGCGCCCCTGGCATCCAGATTGGGGAATGCACACGCGGTCAGTGCGAGTCCCCCGCGATAACCACCCACGGGAGCGATGGGAGCGCATGCGGGCTTGGGCGGTGCAAAACCTCAAGGAGCAACCTAATGGACGGTAAACGCGGATGGGGCTGGTCCATCCTTCTGGCACCAGTGGCGGCGTGGATGTGGGTTCGCGGGCTGTTCGACGGCAAGCCGCCGCCGCCACCCGCACCGAATGCGAGCCGATGGACTGAAAGCACCTGGCAGGACGCCTTGAGCGACGAGGAACGCGACACCTGGCAGAAAGGTGGGAAGTGATGGATGCGTCAATACTGGTTGTGGCCTTGGTGGCGTACATGCTTGGCTTCGTGTGCGCTGCTGTCATGCTCTCGCTGTTCCATGTCAATCCCGCAGACCAAGATTAAGCGCCTGCAAGCGGGCCTGGCACTGCGTCTGCCCAGCGGGCGGGTCGTGGAGCTGCGCCAGCGGCAAGGTGCGGACTGGCTGTGCGTTTACGCCGAGCGCGTGCGCGGTGAAGTTGTTTTTTCGCGGGCATGGTTACTCAAGCACTGTACTTTCTGCTAAAGTCGTGCCCGCCAACCTTGTTAACGTGTGCCCTCTGGTGGGGGCTGGGTAACCCGTACACGCGGGTGGAGGTTGGCGCTTTCGTGCCCAGCCTCCACCAGAGGGCCTTTCTTCCGAAAGCGCCCAATGCCTTTTCTATCCAACCCGTGGCAACGCCGCCCTAGTCAGGGGGCGTCATGACCACAGTGCAACGCATCACCCCCCACCTGCGCGACGTAGAAGCCCCCGCCGCGATCCGTGACCTGCCAGCTTGGCTGCTGTGGCGCTTCGAGGCAGTACCTGGGGGCGGCAAGCCCCGTAAGGTGCCTTACTACGCCAACGGCGGGCGCCGGGCAGGCGAGCAAGGCAGCCCGGGCGACGTCTCCAACCTAGTCACCTTTGACGCAGCCAAGGCTGCAGCAGCACGTCGGGGCTTTGATGGTGTGGGCTTCGCTGCCCTGCCGTCGTTCGGCATCTGCGCCTTGGACTTCGACAACTGCATCACCAACGGTCAGATCCACCCCGACGTTGAGCCCCTGCTGGCCGACACCTACGCCGAGTTCTCCCCCAGTGGGCAGGGCGTGCGCCTTTTCTTCAAAGGCGACTTAGGAAACGGTAAGGCTTTGCGCGACGGGCCCTTCGGTATGGAGTGCTTCAGCACCCGTGGGTTTGTCACGTTCACGGGCAACACGCTGGACATTACAGAGCTGCTGGGCAACACCGACACTGTAGCCCCCATCAACGACACCGTACTGAACCTGCACAGCCAACGGTTCCAGCGGGTAGCGCAAACCCTAGAGGCCCCTGCAAGTGGCGTAGACCCGGTGGGGTTGCTGCCGGTGCAAGTGGATCAGCTACTGACCCGCCTAGACCCTGACATGCCTCATGACGACTGGTTGCATGTGGGCATGGGCCTGCACCACGAGACCCGGGGCGAGGGCTTTGACCTGTGGGACGCCTGGAGCGCCCGTAGCAGCAAGTACCCGGGTGCAGACGCCTTGCGCCAGCGGTGGGACAGCTTCGGCAGGCACAACGACCGCACGGTGACGCTGCGCACTGCCATGCACATGGCTGGCATGACCTTTAGCGGCCCGGCTAGTGCGGATGAGTTTGAGGCGATGGTGGAATCCGATATCGGAAATCCGATATCGGAAACCAAACCCCCACGTTTTGTCTTTGAGCCAGTGCACGAGTTCAGCAGCACAACCGCACTGCCTTGGATCATCAAGGGCGTGCTGCCTAAAGCCGCGCTTGGGGTGGTGTACGGGGCCAGCGGCAGCGGTAAGAGCTTTGCGGCACTGGACATGGCCATGGCCATAGCGCGGGGCGCAGAGTGGCGCGGAAGGCGCGTGCGCCAGTCCAGGGTGGCCTACGTAGCGGCCGAGGGCGCTGATGGCTTCCGCAAGCGCGTAGCGGCTTACTCAAAGCACCACGGGGTTGACCTTGCCAGCGTGCCCATGACGGTGCTCAACGGCGCACCCAACTTGCTTGAGGTCAAGGACGCTAAGGACATTGTGGTGGGCATACGCGCCAGTGGTGGGGCTGACCTCATCATCGTGGACACCTTTGCCCAGACCACCCCTGGCGCGAACGAGAACGCGGGCGAGGACGTGGGCAAGGCCTTAGGCCATTGCAAGCGCATCCACGAGGTTACGGGGGCCCTGGTGCTGTTGATTCACCACAGCGGTAAGGACTCCAGCAAGGGGGCGCGTGGTTGGTCGGGCTTACGCGCTGCCGCTGACGCAGAGATAGAGGTGGTACGGGAGGGCGATGCCAGGGCGTTGCGCCTTACAAAGTCTAAAGACGGCGTGGACGACTTGGCTTGGGGCTTTACCTTGAACGTCGTGCAGTTGGGTGTGGATGAGGATTTAGACCCCATTACCTCGTGCGTCGTAGAGGAGGCCGCCCTGCCACCAGTAGGGGGCAATGCGCTGCGCAAAATGGGCAAGAACGAGAAGGTAGTGAACGAGGTTATTCAAGAGATGGCGCAAGCCCAGAGCGAAGGCATCGAGGTTGGGGCTGTGATTCTTGAGTCCGTTCGCAGGATAAAAGAGCGCGATGGCATCCAGGATGACAAGAAAGGCAACTGCAAGACGCTGGCCAGGCGTGCGTTGAACTCGCTTTGCGAAGGCGATGACGCGCCTTACTGGTTGGATGTGGACACCAACACCGTTTCAGTTTGCTAATTTTTGCAAGTTAGAGCATGCAAAAAATTGCAGAAAGGCAAAACCCTACTTCCTACTTTTCACCCTACTTTTGCAAAAGTAGGGTTTGCGATGATCCCAAAACCACCCTACTTCCCTACTTCTTCCTTTAGGAGAAGTAGGAAGTAGGGTAGGGATCGGGGCCTAAAAACAGGGCAATCTGCAAAAAACTGCGAGTAGGGTGCTGGAAGGGGCAATTTGCAAAAAACTGCAAGCAACGAATTTATACTGAAAGGCCTGGTATGAAAATTCGACTAAACGAACTTGGTCGCAGAATTGGCGAATGCCACCCACGTGCGAAGCTGACAGACGAAGAAATCGAACTGGTGTTTCAGTTGCTTGAAGACGGCATGAGCATGCAGCACGTGGCCGACAAGTTCGAGGTGTCCAAGGGTTGCATCTGGAAAATCTGGCACGGCTTTAGGCGTGCGCAGGTAGCCGCCCGCGTCGTGTCCGTGGTTTCTTAGCAAAGCGTTAGAATCTTGGACATGTCACTTTTCCACCCTTACGACTGGAAGCCCCCGTTCCTGGCTGCGCTCAAGGCGTATCCCGTGATAACGCACGCCTGCGAGGCGGCCGGCATTGAGCGCAGCACGGCGTACCGCGCCCGAGAAGTTGACCCGCATTTTGCCGAGGCATGGGACAACGCCGTAGAGGACGGGATTGATCGCGCGGAGAAAGAGGCCTTTAGACGCGCCGTAACGGGCTTTGAGGAGCCTGTAATCGACAAGGGGCGGCTAGCCTATGCCTACGAGCGTTACGTGGACGCAGAGGGCAAGGAAGCCTACCGCCCCATCTTGGACGCGAACGGACAGCCCGTACCCCTCACGGTGCGTAAGCACAGCGATGCCCTGCTGTCATTGATTCTCAAGGGGCGGCGCAAAAAGGTTTTTGCCGACCGCACCGAGCTTACTGGTGCCGATGGCGGCCCCGTGCAGCAGGTAGACGAAACCGCCAAGGCAGCGCGGGTAGCGCAGTTGATGGCAATAGCCGCCCAGCGCAAGGCGCAGCAGGACGAGTTTGGAGACTTGGCATGAAAGTTTTTGAGATTCTGTTTTTGGGGCTTTGTCTAGCCGTAAGCTCTGTGCTTTTTGTCATGGGCTTGGACTTATTAAAAGGTTACGCAATGTGGTTTGCTCGCGTAGTGGCCGCGGGGTTAATGGCGACGGCGTTTATCTGCGTCTGGGTTGCTATGTGGAGAGGCTTGACATGGTCGACCTGATACCCGCCTTTATCACCGCCCTGATCATGGGGTTTGTTGCTGGCTGTGCTTGGGCGGAATACAAGCGCCGCGATCAATGACCCCGCAGCAGGCGCGTGAACTTCAGCGCTACCTGACACCGACAGAGCGCGACGAATTGTCGGCGCTTATCGCTGACGACTTGAGCGCAACACCTTGGCGCCCCCTCCCTGGTCCGCAGACTATGGCCTACGAAAGTATGGCCGACGTTATTGGGTTTGGTGGCGCTGCAGGCGGGGGTAAAACCGACTTAGCCATAGGCATGGCGCTTACGCAGCATCACCGCGCGCAAATGTTCCGCCGCGAAGGCCCACAGCTTGTTGGCATCATCGACCGCCTGGTAGAGATTGTTGGGTCGCGCGACAACGTGACGGGCAAGCCAACCACGTACATCGAGAGTTCGCGCGACTTAAAAGTTGAGTTCAACAGCGTGCCGAACTTAGGGGATGAGACGAAGTACCAAGGGCGCCCAAAAGACCTGTTGGTGATTGACGAGGCCGCCAACTTTTTGGAGGCGCAGGTTCGCTTCCTCAAAGGTTGGGTGCGGACAACCCGCCCCGGGCAGCGCACGCGCACACTGCTTACGTTTAACCCGCCCACCAACGCCGAAGGCAGGTGGGTCGTAGAGTTTTTTGCCCCCTGGCTAGACAAGCGCCACCCGCTGTACCCAACCACGCCAGGTGCATTGCGCTACGTGTACGTTGACCCAGAAACGGGCAAAGACGTGTGGTTGACTGACGACGACCCACGGCCCTTCGTACTGGAGCGCGGCCAGCGCGTGTACGGTTTTAACCCTTCCGACTACAGGTTGGAAGACATCATAAAACCGGAGTCGCGCACCTTTATACCGTCGCGTATTACGGACAATCCGTTTTTGGTGTCCACAGGCTACATGGCTCAACTTCAAGCGCTCCCCGAGCCGTTACGCAGCCAGATGCTGCTTGGCGACTTCGAGGCGGGCATGGAAGACGACCCGTGGCAGGTGATCCCTACCCGCTGGGTAGAGGTGGCCATGGCCCGCTGGCGAGAACGCAGCCCGCGCGGGGAGATGATGGCTATGGGCGTGGACGTTGCCCGCGGGGGCCGGGACCAGACCATCATCTCGACCCGCCATCGCGCAGAAAACAGCGAGCTGTGGTTTGACAGACTGCACGTTTACCCTGGCCAAGAGACTCCAACGGGGCAGCACACTGCGGGTTTGGTGATAGCCCAGCACAGAGACAACGCACCAATCAACATCGACGTGATAGGCGTGGGGGCCAGTCCTTACGACATTCTGCGCAGTACGCACCAGATACACGGCGTTAACGTGGCCGAGTCCGCAACCACTACCGACAAGTCGGGTCGCCTGCGGTTTTTCAATCTGCGCAGTCAACTGTGGTGGCAAATGCGCGAGGCGCTAGACCCCGCTGCGGACAACGGCATCGCGCTACCGCCCGACAAAGACCTGTTGGCAGAGCTTTGCGCCCCCCGCTGGGAGCTATCAGGCGTGACGATAAAGGTGGAGAGCAGAGAGGCAATTGTGTCGCGTGTTGGGCGAAGCCCGGACAGAGCAAGCGCCCTCGCTCTAGCCCTGATACCGACACCGAAAATACGCAACTTGATGTCGGCAGACGCCACCCTAGACAGCATCGCCAACTACGACCCCTACCGGCGCATGTAAGCCCCCGTGTCCGTGGCGCTGCAAGGCGTGTGCACAATGGCCCCAGATCATAGGAGCCCACACCGTGTGCTTGAGCAAACCCAACGTACCACCACCCCCAACGCCTCCCCAAGAGGTTAAGCAGCCTGACGCGACTACAGCACGCCGCACGCGCAACCAGCAAACTGGTATGGCTGGCGGCAGCATGCTGACTGGCCCCTCTGGCATCGCTAACAGCGCCGTGGCAACAGGGCGCACCACGCTGCTTGGCCAATGACACCCGGCCAGCCCTTAGACGGACGCCGCCGCGCACTTGCCCGCAAGACTGCGCTGTGGACTGAACGCACCACCTGGGTAGAGCACTGGCGCGAGATCAGTGAGTACCAGCAGCCCCGCACGGGACGCTTTGTGGTGACTGACCGCAACAAGGGCAACAAGCGCTTCAACAAGATCCATGACAACACCGCGGTGTTCGCCGCCCGCACACTGGCTGCGGGCATGATGTCGGGCATGACCAGTCCGGCCCGTCCGTGGTTCCGCCTGGAGATTGCTGATAGCGAGCTCATGGAGTCGGCAGCTGTCAAGACTTGGCTGCACGACACCAGCAAGCTGGTGCGCGCGGTGTTCGCTACTTCCAACACCTATCGCAGCCTGCACTCAATGTACGAGGAGTTGGGCTTGTTTGGTACGGCTGCCAGTGTGGTGCTGCCCGACTTTGAGACGGTCATGCATCACTACCCACTGACTGTGGGCGAGTACGCACTGGCCACCAACCAACGTGGCGAGGTCGATACGATTGCCCGCGAGCTGTCTATGACGGTATCGCAACTGGTCGAGATGTTCGGCCTAGAGAATTGCAGCCCCGCTGTCCGCACGCTGTGGGATCGCGGCGCTTACGACCAGTGGGTCGAGGTCATTCACCTGGTTGAGCCCCGCCGTGGGCGCGACGTGACAAAGGCTGACAAGCGCAACAAGCGGTTTGCCAGCTACTACTTTGAGCCAGGCCGAGACAATTGGGACACCTACCTGTCCGAGTCAGGCTTTGACCGGTTCCCCGCGCTGTGCCCCCGCTGGGTGGTGACAGGCAACGACGTGTATGGCAGCAGCCCCGGCATGGAGTGCCTGGGCGACGTGAAGCAACTGCAGCACCAGCAGCTACGCAAGGCGCAGGCGATTGACTATCAGGTCATGCCGCCGCTGCAAGTGCCCACTGCCTACAAGGAAGCCGCAGCGAACCGCCTACCTGGTGGTGTGATGTACGTGGATAACGTAGGGCAGGGCGGCGGTGTACGCAGCGCATTCGAGGTCAACCTGAACCTGCAGCACTTGCTGATGGACATTCAGGACGTGCGCGACCGCATCAAGTCGAGCTATTACGCTGACCTGTTCCTGATGTTGGCCAACGACTCCCGCAGCGGTATCACCGCCACCGAGGTAGCCGAACGCCACGAGGAAAAGCTGTTGATGCTTGGTCCCGTACTGGAACGCCTGCACAACGAGCTGCTGTCACCCATGATCGACATGGCGTTTGACTACTGCGCCCGCGCCAACATCCTGCCCGAACCCCCGCAAGAGTTGCAGGGCATGGAGCTCAAGGTCGAGTTCATTAGCGTACTGGCCCAGGCACAGCGTGCTGTTGCGGCGCAAGGTGTCGACCGCCTGCTGGGCAGTGTTGGTCAGCTTGCCGCCCTCAAGCCTGACGTGCTGGATAAGGTCAACTTTGACCAAGTGGTGGACGACTACAGCGAGATGTTTGGCGTAAACCCCAAACTCATCGTGCCCGACGATGCGGTGGCTGCGACGCGCCAACAGCGCGCACAGCAGATGGCTGCGCAGCAAGCCGCTGCCGCTGCGCCTATGGCTGCCGACATGGCAAAGACCGTGGGTGATACCAACGTGCAGGGTGTGCAGGACGTTATGAACAGCCTCATGGGCTACGGCACGCCAAGCCCGTCCGCTGCGTAGCGTGTCCGTGAACGTAAGGCCACACGCTACATTGCGAGAGTGGCAAACATCAACGATCCGACAGACCTGAACCGCATAGAGCGCGACACCGAAGCCGATGAGGCCAAGGTTCGTGATATTCGGCGCAAAGAGCTGGACGACCTGCGGTGGATGCTAGGTCACCCCCAAGGGCGGCGCGTTATATCCCGATTGATCGAACAGACCGGTATCTACCGGACTTCGTTCAACCACAGTGGCAGTGTGATGGCTTTCAACGAAGGTCGCCGCGATGTTGGTTTGTGGTTGACCGCCGAACTCTCGGAAGCGTCGCCCGACGGGTTTGTCAAAGTACTCGCGGAGTGCAGGACTAAAAAATGAGTGAAATCACAGCGGACACCACCACACCGACCCCCGACGGTGGAAACGCAAGCGCTGAAGCGCAAACCCCCAGTGTGCCGGCAACTGAGAGCACGAAGCCCGACGACACAACGGCGAAACCCGACGCGCAGGCTGCAAAGCCTGATGAGGCGGCCAAGCCCGACGTGCCTGAAAGCTACGACTTGCAGATGCCAGAAGGCGTAGAGCTCGATACGGCAGCCGCCAAAGAGTTCACCGACTTGGCCAAGGAACTGAAGCTCGACAACGGAACCGCGCAAAAGTTTGCAGGTATCGCAGCCAGTATGGCCCAGCGACAAATGCAAGCCCATGCCGACCTGGTGTCAGGCTGGGCCGAGCAAGTCAAGACCGACAAAGAGATCGGTGGCGACAAGCTAGACCAGAACCTAGCCGTAGCACGCAAGGCAATTGACGCCTTCGGATCGCCAGAACTCAAGGCAGTGCTGGAAAGCACGGGCTTGGGCAACCACCCCGCGGTGGTAAAGGCGTTCTTCAAAGCGGGCAAAGCTATTAGCGATGACGTAATGGTGGCCGGTGCGGCTTCGCGCTCGGCTGTAGGCCGCGATGCAGCAGCAGTGCTGTATGGCAGTAAAACCTGAAAGGAAATTAAATCATGGCAACCCTCCCAACCACCGCTGGTGCAGTCACCTTACTGGACTTCGCCAAGAGCATTGACCCCAACGGCAAGACAGCCACCGTAGTGGAACTGTTGAACCAGACCAACACCATGTTGCAGGACATGCCTTGGATTGAAGGCAACCTGCCAACGGGCCATCGCACAACCATTCGCACTGGCTTGCCATCTGTCGTGTGGCGCCAGATGTACAAGGGTGTGCCCCCAAGCAAGACAACCCGCGCGCAGGTTGACGACGCTTGCGGCATGCTGGAAGCCCGCGCCGAGGTGGACGTAGAAATCGCCAAGCTGAACGGCAACACGTCCGACTTCCGCTTGTCCGAGGCTCAAGGTTTCTTGGAAGCCATGAACCAAGCGATGATGACCGCCATGATCTACAACGACGTGACGGTCAACCCAGAGCGCCCACAGGGCTTGGCCCCGCGCTTCAGCTCGTTGGCTGCCTCTAACGGTCGCAACATCTTTGACGCCGGCGGCACAACCAACCTGACTTCCATCTGGTTGACATGCTGGGGCCAGGACACCGTGCACGGCATTTTCCCCAAGGGCAGCACCGCTGGCTTGGAGCACGAAGATCTGGGCATCATCGATGCGTTTGACGGCGACAACAACCGCTATCGTGCCTACGCTGACCACTGGAAGTGGAAATGCGGTTTGTCCCTGCGCGACTGGCGCTATGTATCGCGTATCGCCAACATCGATACTGCAGCGCTGCTGGCCCGCACAGGTACGCAGGCGATCACTGCTTCGACCAACATCATCTACTTGATGATGGACGCAATGAACGCCATCCCGTTCATGGGCAAAGGCACGCCAGTGTTCTACGCCTCGCGCAAGGTCAAGGCTTCTTTGCAGAAAATCGCCCTCGACCGCAACCAGTCGGCGCTGTCTATCCAGCCCGCTGCAAGCGAGTTTGGCAAGCCTGGTATCGCGTCTGTTGACGGCGACCTGCGTTTCTTCGGCATCCCAATCCGCACTGTGGATTCCATTGTCGAAAACGAAACCCGCGTAGTTTGAGCGTAATTGAAACCGTGAAAGGAACTGAAAAATGATTTTAGACAGCCAAACCCGTTTCAGTGACGCTCAGTCTGTGGCCTCGGCTGCAGGCGACGTGGTGTCCACTGACATCTATGACACTGGCGCCGCCGCCGATGTTGGCATCGGCCAAGAGGAGATGCTGCAGATTCAGGTAAACGAAGCAGTCGTTGGTGCAGGCGCCAGCGTGCAGTTTGTGTTGCAGACATCTGCTGCATCAAACTTCAGCGCGCCGGTTGAATTCCCCTTGACCGCTGCGGTGCCTGTGGCCTCCCTGACGGCCAACAGCTTGCAGTACCGCGGTCGCTTGCCTATCGGCTTGCTGCGCTACCTGCGCATCGTGTACCGCGTGACTGGCGCTACCACCACCGACGGCACCGTGACCGCTTTCCTGGCCAACGATCTGCAGATTGCACCCGCACTGCCGACCACTGTGCCCGGCGTCAAGTAAGTAGGAGCCGCCTATGCCAAAAGTTGTTGGCCAGGCGGTCGCGCGTCAGCGGGCTTACTACCCGCTGGCGTCCGGTCACTGTCGTGTCGTAGAGCCCGGCGAAACCTTCGACCTTATCGAAGGCCACACAGACGGCAACTGGTTCGTAAGCGCGGAGCCTATTGCGGCCCCTGCTATAAAACCAGTAGCAGTTCCTAAGGTTCCCGCCCCGCGTAAGAAGCCGCCGGAGCCTGACACGTTGGCGTAGTGCTATAATCCCTGCACCTTCATGTGTCTCCTTGTTAGCCCGCCTTGTGCGGGCTTTTTCTTGGCGTGTCCGTGGTGCTAGGTCTCATCCCTAAACTAAAGCCCACCGGAGACCCCCATGCCCTCAATCGTTCAGATATGCAACATGGCCTTGAGCCACATTGGCGCACAGGCGAACGTCGCCAGTATCAGTCCACCGGACGGCGGTGTTGAGGCGCACTTTTGCGCTGCGTTCTACGACCAAGCCCGCACCGAGATGTTGGAGCCTGGCAACTGGGCGTTCTCACTAAAACGTGCGTCTTTGCCGCCCGTTACCAACGACAGCGAGGCCTGGACCTTCGCCTACGCTCTGCCGTCTGACTGCATGCGTGCACTGCGCGTGCGCCTGGGCCGCACTATCTTTGAAGAAGACAGCGCCTACTACAGCCCCGACGACAACGACGGGGCGCCGTTCACCATTGAGGGCCGCACGCTCTACACCAACAGCGAGGAGCCCACCTTGCTCTACGTGAACGATGTGCAAGACCCTTTCAAGTTCACGCCGACTTTCGTTACTGCGCTGTCTTACCTGCTGGCTAGCTACTTGGCCGGGCCGATAATTCGAGGCAACGAGGGCATCCGCATAGGTGACGCAATGCGCCAGCGGGCTACCGCTTTGGCGAGCGCGTCGGCTGCCAGTGCCGCTAACGCAAGCACCACACCGCACGAGTTCTTGCCGTCCAGCATAGAGGCCCGCCGATGAAAACCGCTTTGCGTTCCTTCGCGGGCGGGGAGATCACCCCAGAACTGGTTGGCCGCCTAGACCTGACCAAGTACCAAACAGGCCTGGCCCTGTGCCGCAACTTCATTACCTTGCCTCACGGGCCTGCTGCCCGCCGCGCCGGCCTGGAGTTCATAAACGAGGCCAAGGACAGCACGCAAGCGGTGCGGTTGGTGCCGTTCTCGTTCAACGCCGAGCAGACCGCCGTGCTTGAGTTCGGGCACCAGTACATCCGCTTTCACATTGAAGGCGGCACGGTGCTAGAGGACGCCAAGACAGTAGAGGGCGGTCTGGGTACAGGGACGTTGACGATTACCGCGCACGGTTACGCCACGGGCGATTGGCTCTACATCGTCAACGGCTATTACAAAATAACAGTAACCGATGCCGACACCTTCAACGTCCTCAACCTAGATGGCACCGCCGCGATAATCCTGCCCGGGGGCTCCGTAACCGCGCAGCGGGTTTACACGGTCGCCACGCCCTACGCCGCCGCCGACCTGTTTGACATTAACTACGCGCAAGACTCTGACGTTCTTACGCTCGTGCACCCGTCATACCCCGCTAAAGAGCTAGCACGACTGGGAGCGACAAACTGGACGCTAACCGACATATCTTTTGCCCCGCCCAGTGACGCACCAACGGGCGTTGCCGTTGTGCCAACGGTTGCAGACCCGAGCAACCCTTCGCCCCAAAGTTACGTTGTAACTGCGGTTGGTGCTGACGGCGTTACCGAATCGCTGGCAAGCACCGCCGCAAGCGCAACAAACAACCTGACACTAGCTGGCAACTACAACACCGTGACATGGAACGCGGTTAACGGCGCCAGCCGCTACAACGTGTACAAAAAGCGGGGCGGCGTTTTTGGCTACATTGGCCAGGTGCGCCCCGCGCCCGTGTCGTCCCCCGTCAACATCGACAGCATTGCTAGGGGCAGTGACTCCCGCACGGTTACCGTTACGACAGACGTGGCTCACGGTCGCACTCTTGGTGACACCGTACTTATACAGGGCACAGGGGTTGGTTCTTTCGATAGCGCGTGGGTTATCACCGAGATTGTGGACACCGACACTTTCCGCTTTGAGTCAACTAAAAAGGGCTTCAACGTCAGTAGCAACGGCACGGTTACCAACCTTGCCTTATCGCTGATTGACGACAACGTACTGGCGTCTGATACGCAGTCCCCGCCCGAGGACATCATCACGCTGAACGACGACAGCAACAGCTACCCCGGCGCTACTACGTACCACGAGCAACGCCGCTGGTTCGCAGGCACCAACGAGAAGCCCCAGACCATGTGGGGTACGCGCACTGGCACGGTGTCTAACCTGACAAGCTCCCTGCCCAGCCAAGACGCCGACGCCATGGAGCTGCGCTTGGCTGCGGTACAGAACAACCGCATCCGCCACCTAGTTCCTTTGTCGGACATGATCGCGCTGACCGCGGGCGGCGAATTCCGCATATTCTCGGACAACGCCCCGGCCATCACGCCCACCAGCGTGTCGATCAAGCCCCAAGCCTACGCAGGGTCCGCAAGCGTGCAGCCGGTTGTGACTACGGGCTCCATCCTGTACGTGCAAGCCCAAGGCTCTCGCGTGCGGGAAATGGCCTATAGCTGGGAAAGCAGCGCCTACCGCACGGTGGACATGAGCATCATGGCCCCGCACCGCTTCACGGGCTTTACGATCAAGCAAATGGCTTTCGCCCGCGCGCCTGACGCCATCCTGTGGGCCGTGCGTAACGACGGCGTGCTGCTGGGCCTGACCTACGTACCGGACCAGCAAGTGTATGGCTGGCATGCCCACGACACCGACGGGGCTGTGGAGAGCGTATGCACCGTGGCCGAGGATAACGAGGACGCCGTTTACATCGTAGTGCGCCGCACTGTTGGTGTGGCCAGCCCGCGCACCGTGCGCTACGTCGAGCGCATGCGCCAGCGCACGTTCCTGACACCCGCCGATGCGTTCTTTGTTGACAGCGGGCTGACGTACCAAGGCACGCCCACCACAACGATCAGCGGGCTAAAGCACCTCAATGGTAAAGACGTGTCCGTCCTTGCCGACGGCGCAGTGCACCCACCCCGCCAAGTTCTTAACGGCACGATAACTTTGGAAGCCGCGGCGTCTAAGGTGACAGTGGGTCTGCCATACACCTCGGACATGCAGACTTTGCCCCTGGTGCTTGAGGGCATGCAGGCTGCAGGGCAGGGCACGACCAAGAACGTGTCGCGCGTACACCTGCGGGTAAGCCGTTCGTCTGTTGTGCGCGCGGGCCCTAGCTTTGACCAGCTCGTTACGTACCAAACCCGCTCGACAGACGACAACTACAACTCCCCGCCCGCGCTGTTGACTGAGGAGATTCAGGTGCCCGTCGCCCCTTCTTGGACGCGCGACGGGGCGGTGTGCGTGCGCCAGGACGCGCCCCTTCCGCTAACGGTACTGTCCATGGCCTTGGAACTGCAAACGGGTGGCTAAGGTACTGATTAGAGAAACCACGCTTGCGGATGTTGCCGCCCTAGTGGCTAACATCCGCGAAGCCGACCGCCGCGAGGTGCAAGCCTACGGCTACGATGCCCTGTACGAACCCATAGCGCGCAGCGTCATGGGTTCAATACTTTGCTGGACGGGGGAGATTGACGGCCAACTGGCCGCCATCCTCGGTGTGTCGCCCGTCAGCGTGCTTGGCGGCATCGGCTCCCCCTGGATGCTAGGCACCGCCGTACTGGACAAGCACTCGCGTGTCCTTGTGCGCGAGACACCCCGCTACATTGCCAGAATGCAGCGGGCATTCCCCACTCTGGAAAACTACGTCCACGCGGAGAACGCGAGCAGCATCCGGTGGTTGCGCAGGCTGGGGTTTACCCTGCACCCGGCGCAACCCTACGGCGCGCACGGGGCAATGTTCCATCGTTTTGAGAAAAGAGCCTAGACCATGTGTTTACCTGCCGCTATCGCCGCAGCTGGCCTGACAGGTGCGCAGGCCACCACCTTAGCGTTGTCCGCCGTGGGCACAGCTGTGTCTGCAGTAGGTGCTTACAACCAAGCCTCTGTGCAGCGCCAAGTTGCAAACAACAACGCGCAAGTAGCCGAGTGGCAGGCGCAAGACGCCCAGCGCCGCGGCGAGACCGAAGCAGCAGCGGTGCAGCGCCGTGCTGCAGCGTTCAAGTCCAGCCAGCGGGTAAGCCTCGCCTCAAAAGGTCTTGACCTGAACAGTGGCACCGCTGCGGACTTGCAGGACGAAACCGACTTCTTCGGCCAGATAGACACCGACACCACCCGCAACAACGCCCGCAAAGAAGCGTGGGCGCTGCGTGCACAGCGCGCCAACTTTCAGGCCGAAGCAGCTGCCTCACGCCCCTGGATGGCCGCTGGGGGCACGTTGCTGTCAGGCGCCGGTCAAGTCGCTGACCGCTGGAACAGCTACCGCAACCCAACCGTTCGTTAAACATGGCAACCGTTCCCGTATACCAAGGCCCCCAAGTTCGTGAACAGGCCCTGCAAGGGGGGTTCCAGCGCGCACCAGATGTAGGCAGTGACCTGCAACGGCTTGGCCAGGGGCTTTCCAGTGTGGCCACTGCCATTGACCGCGAAGCGCTGCGCCAAGACCGCGCCTTGGCAGACGACACCGATGCCAAAATAACCAGCGCCTGGCTGCAATGGGATAGCGAGAACCGCAACAAGTACCGGGGCCAGAATGTTGACGGCTACACGCAAGCCGCACAGGACTGGTGGAAAAAGGCCGCCGAGGAGTACGGCCAAGACCTGAACCCGCGGGCCAAGTCTTTGGCGTCGCAGACACTGTTGCGCAAGCAGAACAGCGCCATTGGCAACGTCATGCAGTTTGTGGGCGCCGAGAAAGAACGTCACGCAGACGAAAGCGCAGCGGCGCGTATCAGCAGCACCATTCAGTTTGGTGTCACAACTGGCGACACCGCAGGCGCCGCGCAGCAAGTGCGCCAAGCGCTTGCCGAAGTGGGCGCACGCAAAGGCTGGACGACCGAGCAAGTGCAGGCCGAACAGCTCAAGAACCTTGGTGCGCTGCATCTTGCCCAGATCACTAAACTGGCCGAGCAAGACCCAGAAAAGGCGCACGCCTACTACGACCTTAACAAGGCCGAGGTGCCTGCGTCTAACCAGCCCCGCGTTGAAGAAGTGCTCAAGGGCGAAGCAGACAATCAGTTCGCTACTAAATTTGCAGCAGAGAACGCAAGCAAACCCTTGTCAGAACAGCTTTCAGAAGCTGGCAAAATTACCGACCCGCAGCGCCGCGCTAAGACCTTGCAGCAGGTCAAGCTGAACCATGCCGCAGTGCGCGAAGCCGAGGCAGAACGCGAACGGCAAGCCGCGGACCAAGCGTGGCAGCTCGTGGGCCAAGGACGCAAAGTGCCCGAAGTGCTGTTGTCGCAGATGGATGGTCGGGGCCGAGTGCAACTGCAAGAGCACTTGCAGGCCCGCGCCGAGCGCCTGGCCAAGCAAGGCAACACCCCGGTAAAGACCGACCCTACGTTGCTTGCCAAGGTGTACGACCTGGCCCGCGACAACCCCGACGAGTTCAAGAAAATACCACTAGTCTCTTTGACAAACGGTATTGGTGGCTCTGACCTCGAGCAGATTGCCAGGTTGCAGCGCGACCTTGGCAAGCCGGACAAGGAAAAGGACGTGGCCACCACCACGCAACTGCTGTCCACCTACACCGGCGGTTGGCAGCCAGAGAAGCGCGCCAAGTTCCAGAGCGCAGCGTTTGACGAGCTTGCGCGGTTTGAGCGCGAGAAAGGCAAGCCCGCTAGCTTTGAAGAAAAGCGCAAGCTGCTTGACCGCCTCATGCTGGATGGCGAGGTGCTGTCGGGCTCGTGGTACATGAACGACCCCAACAAGAAACTCTACGAAGCCACGCCCGAGGAGCGCAAGCGTTTTGCCCCCACAATAACGTCTGACGACCGCAAGCTAGTGCGTGCTGCACTAGAAGCCGAAGGCGTTAAGAACCCAACTGAAGCCCAAGTACTGGAACGCTTCAAGCTGGCGAAAGGCATCAAGTGAGCGACAACCCGTTTTCCCTGACAAACATTAGCGCCGATACGTCCTTGCCCCCGAGCGAGGGCAACCCGTTTAGCCTTGATGCTATCGAACGCGACCGGGGGCAAGACCTGCGCAACAAGCTACGTGGCGCAGTAAGCGTTAACCCTGACGAAGCAGCGGAGGCAGACAAGCTGGCCAAGCGCTACCCCGCCCCGCAAGACGTGCTTGCCCGCAACCTGACAGACGTGCGCTTGCAGGCAGCGGTTGACGCTGCCGACGAACAACTGCGCACCAGCCCCAAGCTGGCGCAGGCGTTGCGCGATAAGACTTGGCTAGCGCAGCAGGCGCACGACGACTTACCCACTTTGTCGTCTCTTGAAAAGACCATCGCGAAACGTGCAGACCGCACGCTGCTGGGCACAGGCGGTGACATTCTTGTCACCGCGACCAAAGGTGCAGTGGGCCTGCCGCAGTCGTTTGTTGGTTTGGCTGACATTTTTGTCAACGCTCCCGGGATGCCAACCTCAACGGTGGGCAACGCGCTCAAGGCGCTTGGCATCACCTCTGACGGGCGGGTGTCTGTGGGTAAGGCCGTAGAGTCCTCTGGCATCCGTTTTGAGGATACGCAGGCGTTCTTGGATACTCTTTATTCCCCGGCGCAGCAGCAGTCCAACGAAGCCGTAGCCGAGGCCAAGGGGTTCTTGGATACGTTGGGCGCCATGCTGGAAAACCCCAGCACCATCGCCACCACCGTAGGTGAATCTGCCCCCCAGATGCTGGGCGGGGCGGGGGTAGGGCGGGCGCTTGTTGGTGCAGCGCCCAAGATAGCCCCCTGGCTGGCCGCCGCTTTTGGTGAAGGCGTCATGGGCGCAGGGTCTGCTGCAGAGCAAACCCGCCAAGAGACAGAGGACGGCGTGCTGTCTGCAAAGCAGACTTTTGCCGCCGTCATGTCTGGCACTGGCACCGCACTTTTTGGCACAGCAGGTGGGCGCGTCGCCCGCCGCCTTGGCCTGGCTGACATTGACACCGCACTGGTTGCCCGTGGTGTAGACGAGGCTTCGGCCAAGACCCTCAGAACCGGCTTTGCTACCGCCATCGCAAAAGCCGGGGTGTCCGAAGGGGTGTTCGAGGAGTTGCCACAGTCTGTACAAGAACAGATGTGGCAGAACTGGGCCATGGATAGGCCGCTCGGGCAGGGCGTAGGCAAGGCCGCAGCGCAGGGCCTACTCGCAGGCTTGACCATGGGCGGCGGCTTTCAGGCGGTTACCGAAGCTGGCCAGCGCATAGACGCCGTGGTAGCCGAACGCAACGCCAGCGTGCAGCAAGCGCAAGACGCGGGACAAGACCTGCAAACCGCTATGCAGGCTGCGTCGCAGTCCAAGCTGCGCGAGCGCAACCCCGAGACGTTCAAGCAGCTTGTGCAGCAAATGGTCGAGGAAACTGAGGGCGCACCCACTTCGATCTTTATCGACGCCAGCGTGCTCGCCCAATCAGGCGTTAACGTAGCCGAAGCGTTCCCCAGCGCCGCAGAGCAGATCGACGCGGCCTTGGCCAGCAACGGCATGGTGGAGATTGCCCTAAGTGAAGTACTGACCGCAGTGCCCGGCACGCCCTTGGAGCAAGTGTTCTTGCAGAACGCACGGGCCAGTCAGACAGCACTGTCTATGGTCGAGGCGCAGCAAGCCAGCGAACAGGCCGAGGCGTTCATTCAGCAAGAGGCAGCGCGAATCACGCAGCAAGCTGCCGACCAACAGGCCTGGGCCGCTGACGCCGAGACCGTCAAGACAACCCTGCTGGATCAACTCAATACCGCAGGGCGGTTTACCCCTGACGTAAACGAAGCGTATGCCACCTTGGTGCGCGACTTCTACAGCGTCATGGCTGGGCGTATTGGTGTCACTCCCCAAGAGATGTACCAGCGCTACCCGCTGCGCGTGGGCGCTGGTGGGCAGCAGGGGGCGGTGTTGGATCAGGGCGCAACGTTGGCTGACGTGCGCGCGCAGTGGGACGGTGCGGGGCTCAAGCACTCGATCATCGAGAGCAACGGGCGACTGGTGCTGTCGCAAATCGTGGTGCCGCAGGACCAGCGTAGCACCGGAAAGGGTACGGCGGCCATGCAGGCACTGGTGGCCTACGCCGACCGCACGGGCCAGCGCATCGAGCTGACACCATCCAGCGACTTCGGCGGCAGTAAAAAGCGCCTGACCGAGTTCTACAAGCGCTTCGGGTTTGTGGAGAACAAGGGTCGCAACAAGGACTACGAGATCAGCGAGGCGATGTATCGCCCCGCCCAGCAACTGAACCAATCCCCCGCCTTCGACGGCCCCGAGACCGGCAGCACGCCCATAGGCGACGCCACGACCATCGACGTGGACGGCGTGCAGCGTCCGACCACGAACAGCAACGGCCAGGCGATTCACCCGACGCAGGAGGGCGTGCGCAACTTCTGGCGGTGGTTTGGCGACTCGCGCGTGGTCGATGCCGAGGGTAAGCCCCTGGTGGTGTACCACGGGACGAACGCGGAGTTCACCGAATTTGACTTCGGGCGCATCGGGCAGCAAGGACGGGCCGAGGGCGCCGGGTTTTATTTCACAACTAACCGGGACGTAGCGTCGGGCTACGGGCCTCCAATGGAGGTCTACTTAGCCGTGCAAAAACCCCTAGCGTACGCCGCCAAGGGCTTCAAACCGGCGGTGCTTCAAAAGCTAGTCAAGCGGGTGGCCGAGCGTGAAGCCGAAGCGGAAGGCACGGAAATCGGGGACGGCTTTTTGTCCAACTTTGGCGACGTGTACTCCGACGGACTTACATCTGTAACCAAAGAAGCCGCACGGCTGATCGCCGCTGACGAAACCGCACTGGATCAGTTGAGCGGGGTGGTCGGTAGCGGCGTGAATCCTGAGCACGTAAACCGCGCAGCTATAGAGGTCACCGGCTTTGACGGCGTTGTTGCGGATGGGTTCAGCAACGCAGGCGGTGACGTTGATAACCGCATTTTCGTAGCGTTCACCCCCACCCAAATTAAATCCGCCACCGGCAACACGGGCGCTTTCGATCCGCAAAACCCCAGCATCCTGAACCAACAATCCCGAGGCACGTTCAGCCCCAGCCAAATGCTTATCACGCTGGGCGAAGCGTCGGACTTGTCCACGTTCCTGCACGAGTCCGGGCACTTCTTTCTGGAGGCCATGGCCGACTTGGCCAGCCAGCCCGACGCGCCTGCTGAAATGCAGGACGACATGGGCAAACTGCTGGCGTGGTTTGGTGTTACCGGGGGCGAGTCGCTTTTAGCCACTAAACCCGTTTCTATCACCCTGCAAAAAGGATCTACATCGGCGGATGTTGACTCAACGTTGGCCGCGCTGCCCCCCGCGCCGCGGGGTTCTGTACGCCTGTTCCGTGCATCCTCTCCTACCGTCAAGTTTGGCGACGTGTTTGACGCCGATAAGCTCGGGTCAAACGCAACGGATCGCCCGGGCGAGTTTTTTACAGACGACTTTAAGTACGCAGACTACTACCGGACTTCCTACGGCAACGACGCCAGCATTGAGTATGTTGACCTCCCGGAGGTAGAGGCTAGGCGTGCCCATTTAGGTGGCAACGAGTTTGTGCTAGAACGCAGCCGCAGCGCTTCCCCTTCGGAAGTGTGGAACGCCATGACGCTGGACCAAAAGCGCCCACACCACGAGCGCTTTGCCGAGAGCTTTGAACAGTACCTGCTGGAAGGCAAGGCACCTAGCCAAGAGCTGCAACCGCTGTTCCGCCGTTTCCGCAGTTGGCTAGTTAACGTTTACAAGTCGCTGTCGCAGTTCATGCGCGGGCGCGACCTGCAGCTAAACGACGAAGTGCGCCAGGTGTTCGACCGCATGTTGGCTACCGACGAGCAGATTGCACAGGCCGAAGAAGCTGCGAGGCTGTTACCCGAGTTCAACTCCACGGACGAAGCTGTAGAAAAGCTACAAGCACGCAGTCTGCGCGACCTCAAGTGGACGGTGAACGCCCGCAGCAAAGCAATTAAGGCGTTGCAGAAAGAAGCTGCCACGCTGCGCAAAACGGTAGAGGCCGAGGTGCGCGCCGAGGTTGAAGCCACGCCGGTGTACGCTGCCCAGCGCTGGCTGCGTAAGGGGTCAATGATTGGCCCCAACGGTGAACAGATCAAGGCAGAAAAGGGCTTCCGCTTAAACACGCAAGCCTTGGCCGAGATGTACCCCGACAGCGCGCTAAGCCGCCCTGACCTTACCAAGCTCAAGGGCATGACCTCTAAGGACGGGCTGCACCCAGACCTAGTGGCCGAGATGTTTGGCTTTGCCACGGGCGACTTGCTTGTGCGCGAGATCGCAGACGCCGAGCCCATGGCCAGCGTGATCGAGGGCATGACGGACCAGCGCATGCTAGAGCGTCACGGCGACTTGGCAACGCCCGAGGCCGTAGAGCAAGCAGCAACCGAAGCTGTGCACAACGAGGCCCGCGCCCGGTCACTGGCCACAGAGCTTAAGGCGCAGACCGATATGCTGAACGCCCGGACAGATACCGGGAACGTGTCGAAAAGCGGCAGCAAAATAACCGTTAACGCTTTGCAGCGTGCAGCCAAAACCTTTGCCCAGAACCTGGCAGACCGCACCCGCGTGCGCGACCTCAAGAGCGCAGCAGGGCGGCACCGTGCTGCCGAGGCCAAAGCGGGCAAGCACTGGCAAGAGGCTACCGCCAAGGCGCAAACCCAAGAGGCAGTGCAGGCCAAGCGCGATCAGGTACTGAACAACGCCGCAGTCAAAGCGCTTAACGAAGCCCAAGCCGAAGCTAAAAAGGTTGTAGAGTTTTTCCGGCGTGTCACCAAGGGCAACGACGAAAAGACCGTAGACCGTGGGCGCGACCCCGATGTGGTGAACGCCGCCCGCGCCATCCTTGCAGCTTACGGCGTGACCACCGCTACTACCAAAACTGCTGCCGAATACATGGACGTGGTGCGCCGTAACGACCCCGCTATGTACGCCGCTTTGGAGCCCTCTGTACAGGGCGCACTGCAAGCCGCCAAGCCCTTAAGCGACATGACGCTAGAGGAGTTGCGCGGACTCAATGACGAAATACGGTCCATGTGGCACTTGGCTAAACGCAGCCGCCAGATGGAAGTTGACGGCAACCTGCTGGACATAGAGGACGCCGCGCAAGACTTGGTGGGCCGCATGCTGCAGATAGGCGTGCCGACCAGCGTACCTGGCGAAAAGGGTGCGATAACGACTGCAGAAGAAGCGGGCATCAAGCTAAAGTTTTTCCGTGCGTTCCTTACTCGAGTAGAACAGTGGACTGAACGCCTGGACGGCAAGTATGGCGGGCCGTTCCTGCGCTTGGTGTTTCAACCTATCAAAGACGCCGCAGACAGCTACCGCACCGAACGTGCTGAATACCGAAAGAAGTTCACCACACTGCTAGAAGGGATTGCCCCTGCACTCAAGCGCGGCCCGATTGAAGCGCCCGAACTTGGCTACACTTTTGGTAACGCCCGCGACAGCGGGGGCGCAGAGCTGCTGCATGCCATCCTGCACTCTGGAAATGATAGCAACAAGCGCAAGCTGTTATTGGGTCGCCAGTGGGCAACAGAGAACCCGGACGGCACGCTAGATACAAGTCGGTGGGATGCCTTTGTGGAGCGCATGCACAATGAAGGCGTGCTTACAAAAGCCCACTGGGACTTCGCTCAAGGCGTGTGGGATTTGCTCGAGGAGATGAAGCCGGGGGCGCAGAAAGCGCACCGCGAGGTGTTTGGTCGCTACTTTGCCGAGGTAACAGCGAACGAAGTAACCACGCCGTTCGGCACCTACCGTGGCGGCTACGTGCCCGCCCAAACCGACACGCGCATCGTCAATGACCAGCGGTTGCGCGAGCTGGCCGAGGGCGAGAACGAGTCCCTTGCCTACGCTTTCCCGGCAGCGCCCAGCGGGTTTACCAAGGCGCGTACCGAGTACAACAAGCCCCTGCTACTGGATCTGAGAGCACTGGCCCAGCACATGGACAAGGTGCT